CCAGAAGCACAAAAACGTAAGTTGCTTCCTATTTCCTGAATCTAAATAAACACACCCGGACTTCTCTGTTATAATAGAGGAGTCCATTATATTGCTCTTTATTCAAACCAATGGCTGTAAAAGTATTAATCAATGCTGTCGGGCAACACATCGTGTCCGAAGTGAAGCAAGTAGAAAACAAAGATGATGGAAGTGTAGTTGGTTATTGGCTAGAAAATCCTAGACTTGTTAACTATGTTGCTAGACCAGAAGAAGAAGGCGGTGGTATCACTGTAAACTTCGGACTTGTATGCCCACTATCTGATGAACAGGCTTTCTCTGTTCGTGCAGACCATGTGGTTTCTATTCTAGAACCCAGAAGTGATGTTGTAACATCATACAATGATGTTGTGGTGCCACTACAACCCGAAGCAAATGTAAACATTGAAGGAAATGATGATGGATCTGTCGACGTTGGTGTTGAAGACGGGACAAGTCCTGGTCTCACAGATTGAAGAGTTAGATTACGAACCTAAAGTACATTTAATTCGACCATATCTGGTGTCGGGTAAAACCAAACTGGTCCTGACACCTTGGCCCGACTACATTGAAGATACACATATTCTGTTAAGTTCCGATAGTCTTTTGACGGCTGGGTCACCCACGCCAAAAGTTAGAAAGGCTTATCTTAACAAAATAGGTAAAACCGAGGAGGACTTGAAACCCAAGTCCAAATCTGTTATACTAAATGAGGAAGACCAATTTTCTCCCCTCCTTGATGAAGACGATGAGTATGAACCCGAATACGTCGAAGAGTAGTTACCTTGATGGTTTAACTCTGTTTGAAGAGTCTGTGTTAAAACCAGACCCGAAATTACGGCAGTGTGCTCGTAATCAACATTGTTACAATGAGCTTATGGAAATACGTGAACAAGTTCTAGAATACCTCTCGACACTTCGTCAAGAGGTTCTTAAATGAAGTTCTATACAGTCGCAAGACCATATGGAAACAACATACTCCTGAGAGGGTGGGATGATGAAAAAGGGGGACACTTCAAAGAGAGGATCCCTTTTCGTCCCACCCTCTTTCTTCCTACAAAGAAGGAAACAAAGTATAAAACCCTCGATGGTATTAGTGTCACACCAATTCAACCGGGGTCAATAAAAGAATGTAAAGAGTTTATTACCACGTATAGTGGTGTGTCCGGTACAACTGTCTATGGTTTTGAAAGATTCGTCTATCAATTCCTGTCTGAAGAGTATGAGGGTGACATTGAGTATGACACCGACAAGATTAAATTGTGGTCTCTTGACATTGAGACCTCAGCTGAGAATGGTTTCCCCAAACCAGAAGAGGCTGCAGAGGAAGTTCTACTTATCACCCTGAAGAATTTCAGGACTAAGAAACTTATTACCTTTGGTTCTAGACCATACAAGAAGACTCGTGATGATGTCAACTATGTTGAGTGTCGTGATGAGTTTGACCTACTCTCTACCTTTATTGAGTGGTGGGCTGGTGTTGAACCAGAGATAATCACTGGTTGGAATGTAGATGGGTTTGACATCCCCTTCCTGTGTAACAGAATCCGTAAGATTGTCGGTGAGAAACAACTCAATCGAATCTCACCCTGGGGTCTTGTTAAGTTCGATATGGTTAATAACAGCATCGGTAAACTGGTGCAGAGATACGATATTGCTGGTGTGACTATCCTTGACTACCTGGACATCTACAAGAAGTTTACCTTCACTAACAGAGAGTCTTATCGATTGGATGTTATTGCTAACATCGAGTTGGGTCAGAAGAAACTAGACCACTCCGAATTTGAAACCTTCAGAGATTTCTATACCCATGGCTGGGACAAATTTGTTGACTATAACCTAGTTGACGTTGACCTGGTGGATAAACTCGAAGAGAAGATGAAACTTATCGACTTGGTTATGTTGATGGCATATGATGCCAAGTGTAACTACGCCGATACCTTTCGACAGGTAAGGTTATGGGATATTATTATCTACAACTACCTGAAGAAGAGAGACATTGTCCTGTCACCCATTGAACGTTCTGATAAGAAAGACCAGTATGCTGGTGCTTATGTTAAAGAACCCATTCCGGGAGGTTATGATTGGGTCTGTTCCTTTGACCTCAACTCTCTTTATCCCTCCCTAATCCGATTCCTGAACATCTCCCCCGAAACTCTTTTGACTGGGAAGTTCGATGGTGCTGATGTGGAGAAGTTTATCACCAAAGATGTAGATATCTTCACACCAGAAGATGTATGTGTTGCCGCCAATGGTGCCACCTATAGTAAAGAAAAGCCCGGCATCATGCCAGAGTTGGTTATCAAGATGTATGAGGAACGTGTTGGTTACAAGAAGAAGATGTTGAAGTATAAACAGCTTCTAGTTGATGTAGAATCTGAAATGAAACGAAGAGGACTATGAAACTCCTAATAATAACCATCCTTGGGTCAACACTACTACTGGTCTTTATCGAAGGATTACACATATTCAGACACTCGGAACTTTGTAAAACCGAGGCAGAGTGGAGAAGAAGTCAACGATGAGTTATAATAACTATACTATTGCGGGGGTGACCTTATCGGATATTTAATCGGCGGCAGCGGTGAAGAGGTACAAAAGGATATCACCCAGTCGGAGAGAAGTTTATCTCATCTGACAAACGAGCAGTTGTTGGACCTTCACGAACAAACCGTGAAGGATGTTACTAAGTTCAGTAACTTCCAACAGGTAAGAAAGATTTGTCTTAACTCTCTTTATGGTGCCTTGGGTAACCAATACTTCAGACACTACAAACTAGAAAACGCAGAGGCTATTACCCTAACTGGCCAGGTAAGCATTCGTTGGATTGAAAGGAAACTAAATGAGTTTGTAAACTCTATCCTTAAAACTGAGGGGAAAGACTATGTTATCGCCTCCGACACGGACTCAATCTATCTCAATCTTGGTGATCTTGTTACTGGTGTGTTTGGTGACTCTATTGAAGACCCCAAGAGAGTTGTTGATGTTTTAGATAAGTTATGTGAGGAGAAAATCGTCCCCTTCATTGATACATCCTATGATGAGCTCTCCGATTACCTCCAGTGTTATGAAAAGACACTGGTGATGAAACGAGAGTGTATCGCCAGTAAGGGTGTATGGACTGCCAAGAAGAGATATATCTTGAATGTCTGGGATAATGAGGGTGTTCGTTATGATGAGCCTAAGTTGAAGATGATGGGTATTGAGGCTGTGAAGTCATCAACACCCGCTCCCTGTCGTAATTACATCAAAGATTGTCTTAATCTTGTGATGTCTGGAACAGAGGAGGAAGTCATCAATTACATTGAAGAGAAGAGAAAAGAACACGCTGCTCTTTCACCTGAAGACATTTCTTTCCCACGTTCAGCCAACAATGTAAATAAGTATCGGGATGGGACAACCATCTACAAAAAATCCACCCCTATTCATGTTCGTGGGTCGTTGATGTTTAATCATCTTATTCACGTAAAGGGACTGGATAAGAAATACAACCTAATTCAGGATGGTGAGAAGATTAAGTATTGTTTTCTCAAGACACCCAACCCAACAGGTGAGAATGTCATTTCATTTATCAGTGATTTTCCCAAAGACTTGGATTTACTTCAGTATGTTGATTATGATATAATGTATGACAAAGGTTTTATCGACCCACTAAGATCCATCCTAGAATGTATCGGGTGGAAAACAGAACACACAGCAACACTTATTGACTTCTTTTCATGACATTTATCAAAGACTTAATCTCGGACATCGGTGATGAGTATGCAACAATCGCATCCAATATTGACGAAACTGAAAGATTTATTGATTCAGGTTCGTATATTTTTAATGCTCTTATTAGTGGCAGTATTAACGGTGGCTTTTCTGGTAATAAGATTACCGCAATCGCTGGCGAGAGCTCTACAGGAAAGACTTTCTTTGCATTGGCGGTCGTTCGTAGCTTTCTTGCTAGTAACCCTGATGCTGTTTGTTTATATTTCGACACCGAGTCTGCTATCACACGTTCTCTCCTCGAATCCAGAGACATCGACACTGACCGAGTTGTTGTTCTAAACGTTGTTACAATTGAAGAATTTAGAAAGAAAGCACTACAATGTGTAGATAAATATTTGAAAGTCGAAGAATCAAAACGGCAGCCAATGTTGTTTGTTCTCGACTCCCTCGGTATGCTTTCTACAGAAAAAGAAATCACTGACGCTCTTGCTGACAAGAACGTTCGTGACATGACCAAATCACAATTGGTCAAAGGTGCCTTTAGAATGCTTACTCTTAAACTCGGACAAGCTGATGTACCTCTCATTGTTACCAATCATACTTACGACGTCATCGGAGCTTACTATCCAACTAAGGAGATGGGCGGTGGAAGTGGACTTAAGTATGCAGCAAGCACGATTATCTACCTTAGTAAGAAGAAAGAAAAAGATGGAACAGAAGTCATCGGAAACATTATCAGAGCAAAGACTGCTAAGTCGCGTTTAAGTAGAGAGAATCAAGAGGTAGAGATTAGATTATACTATGATGCGAGGGGACTCGACACATACTATGGATTACTCGAACTTGGTGAACTTGGTGGACTATGGAAGAAGACAGCCGGTCGATATGAAATCGATGGGAAGAAAATCTATGGTAAGGAAGTTCTTAAAGACCCAGAGAAATACTTCACCCCAGAGGTGATGGAAAAACTCGATGTTATTGCAAAAGAAAACTACTCCTATGGGGGAAATGAATGACTAACTTCATGAAATGGTTCAGGCGTAGTAATGGAAACTGGACTTCCAGTCGACGTTACTTGTATGGACCCAAGAGAAAGGCTGATACCTATACAACCAACTTCTCTGTAAATACCGAAGGTAGTCATGTTTCTATCAGTTGGGAAGGTGACGCCAGTGATGGTGATATGAGTATGGTGATTGATGGGAATCTTTTAAAACGTGACAAAGGTTATTTCTCTGATGCTCCAACTAACTCAGATATGACGATGGTTGATGATGACACTGTGGTCTTTGTGACATCATATGATGGTGTTACCTACAGAGAAGAAATCAGACTTCTTGATAATGACTCGTATAGACTAAGACAAACCGTTGCCACCAGAGAAGACACAAATAGTGTTATCATTGTTGGTCAATACTTTGAGGAAAGAGTCGATTGAGACACCTTAAAGATTTCATAAAGGTTTATCCTGATATTTTAGATGGAGATCTCTGTGATTATCTCTGTCTTTCTTTTGAGATGAGTAAAGAAAAAGAGAAGGTTGAGAATGAGGTTATCAACTTCACTCAACTAAACTTAAATGTGCATCACAAGGACTTGTTAAATCATCTTATCGGTCCCACACAGGAGGCACTTTATCGATACATCTCCAAACTCAAGGTTGAAACCATATGGTTTCCAACAAACACCCTCGCCCTTGAAGAGTTCAGGGTCAAGTGTTATAATGGAGGTACCGGTGAACAGTTTGGCACCCATGTAGATGTTGGTAACTACAACTCTGCAAGGAGATATCTTTCGTTCTTGTTTTATCTAAATGATGACTTTACCGGTGGTGAAACCAAATTTGATGGTGGACCAATGATTAAACCCCATCGTGGGTCTGTATTGGTGTTTCCACCCACTTGGCAATATCCTCATACTGGATTGCCAGTCAACACTGGAAGTAAATTTATTATGTCTACCTACCTTCACTATACATGATCTCAAGCATTGAAACAAACGTTTTAATAGGTCTCTCTCACAATGATACTTACACCAGAAAAGTACTTCCGTACCTTAAGGACATATACTTTGAAACGTCCATCGGACGCACTACGTTTAGCATCTTGGCTGAACACTTTTCACAATACAACCAATGTGCCACTCAATCCGAATACGCGGTCGCCCTTGAATCCCATGAAGGATTATCCGGTGACGACTTCACCGAAATCATCACCCTCGCAGAAGAGGTATATAAAGAAGATAGAAAAGAAGGAAACCTGGAGTTTCTAATTGATGCAACAGAAAAATGGTGTCAAGAGAGGGCTGTCTATCTTGCCTTACTTGAATCTATTTCCATTCACGACGGCAAGAGCGATAATGAAAGAGGGGCTATACCTTCTATTCTGTCTGATGCTCTGGCTATATCTTTTGACCCACACGTAGGTCACGACTATCTAAATGATTATAACGAACGTTATGATTTCTATCACTTAAAAGAGGAACGAATCAGTTTTGGACTCGAATACTTTGACAAAATTACGAAAGGTGGGATCCCTAATAAAACTCTCAACATCGCTCTTGCTGGTACAGGCGTCGGAAAGTCTCTATTCATGTGCTCGTTCGCTAGCTCCTGTCTCCTGCAGGGGAAGAACGTTCTCTACATCACTCTTGAGATGGCGGAAGAGAGAATTGCTGAGCGAATTGACGCGAACCTCTTAGATACAAATGTTCAAGATATCACAGAAATTCCACGACCTGTGTTCGAAACAAGGGTAAATAATCTTCAGAAGAAGACCCAAGGTCAACTCTTCATTAAAGAATACCCAACCGCATCTGCACATAGTGGACACTTCGACTCACTTCTCAAAGAATTGCACCTCAAAAAGAATTTCGTCCCTGATATCGTTTTCGTTGATTATCTTAATATATGCAACTCTAGTCGGTACCGTGCTGGTTCCAACGTCAATTCTTATACTGTTGTCAAGAGTATTGCCGAGGAACTTAGAGGGCTAGCCGTCCAATACAATGTTCCTATAATTTCTGCTACACAAACTACTCGTTCTGGATTTTCTTCAACCGATGTCTCACTTACTGATACGTCTGAGTCTTTTGGCCTTCCTGCTACTGCCGACTTCATGTTTGCTCTTATTTCTAACGATGAACTCGAAGAAATGGGCCAGATAATGATTAAACAACTTAAGAACAGATACAACGATGCTGGTTATCACCGCAAGTTCGTGGTGGGTATCGATAGAGCCAAGATGAGGTTGTATGATGTGGAACAATCGGCTCAAGACGACATCCTTGACAGCGAGCCTACGACCAAGTATAATGACACTGAGTCAAAATTCAAATCGAACTCATTCGCTGATTTCAATTACTAATGGAAAGTGACTATTATTATTTGATTCGTCTCGTGTCTGATGTACCACTATCATGTAATGGTACACGATGTTGTACTTCCGTCCGAGACCTAAACTTCATTCTCGAACTCTACCCCCATTCTAGGGTAGAGAAATATCGTAACATAACCCCCCAATCTGAATTAAGAGAATTATTTTCATGACTAAGCAAATTGACTTCCAGAAGTATCGTAAGTTTGTTGATGCTGTTACTTCTGACGAGTCTCGTGACTTCCTTGCCCTCAGTGATCGTCTAGTCTCACTGGATGAGAAAGGTGCTAACATTGAACGTCTGATAACTGGTGCCGTTGGTCTCACAGCTGAAGGTGGTGAGGTTATGGAGATTGTCAAGAAATTAGTCTTCCAGGGTAAGAAGTGGGATGAGGAAACTATCTTTCACCTGAAAAGGGAGTTGGGTGATGTCATGTGGTATCTAACCCAATGTCTTATCGCTCTTGACACTCCCATTGAAGAAATCGTAGAGATGAATGTAGAGAAGTTGGAAGCTCGTTACCCCGGTGGTGAGTTTGACCCATTCTACTCAGAGAACCGTCAAGAAGGTGACTTATGAGTCTACCATCAGTAATCCTGTATAGTAACAACAACCAAGAATGTGACAGGGCTAAGATGCTCCTGTCCAGTGTGGGTGGGGAGTTTTTGGAATACACTCTAGATAAAGACTTCAA